TATCAATATTTGCTATAAAATCATCTTCTGAGAACCGTTTTTCCATTAACCGGTCAAATTCTTCTTTTCTAAAAAAGATGAATTTCTGCTTCTTTACTCTGGTGAGCTTATAGTGATTGACGTAATAGAAGACAAGTGAATTTGTAAGATTATATTTCTTTGTAGCTTCTTCTACGGAATAATACCTGTCTCTACCAACAAAATATCCATTCTTTATTTCCTCTATGTGTTGTTTGGAATAATAGGTACTACCATACTCAACCTTTGCTGGAATCTTATGTCTATGAATAAAAGAGCGTACACCATCTGCTGTCATTTTAAATGTTGTACGCATTTCCTCTGGCGTTATCCAGTCTGTGATTTCTGCATACTTATTCTTTTTGTTGTATAACAGGTCAATGGATCCCTTCTCATAGAAATTAAATCCTTTCAGTGCTATCTTAGGTATGTTGTTCTCTCTTGTTATAACTCCAGCATGCTTTATTGATATTTTAAACATCTCTGCTACCTCATCAGTAGAATAGTATCCTTCAGGAGTTGCTGGACAGATTTTTTCCTGTTGCTTTGCCGTGAAAACAACCTTTTCTTCACCATTTGACTTTATTAGTGGAGTTGAATTTTGAAGACGTTGATGCATGATATTATCAAAATCCGTCCGATAAATCATGGTGAATTTTCCACGCTTTTCAGTCTTAATGCTATAGGTCTTTAGAGTATAACTTACCTGATCTTTAGTTATGCCATACTTTTGCATAGCTTCTTCATAAGAGTACCAGTCAGGATCAATTTCATCGGTCTTGTGTTTTATACAATCTATATGAACCTTAGAATAATAAGACCTGCCATTTCTCTTTACCCTGGGAACCGCATGGTATTTTACAAAACAAAGAGCCGCACCCTGAGTCATATTGTACATTTCCATGATTTGACTCAATGTGTAATAGTTATCAATGTCTATGACATCAAGAAGCTCAGAGAAATTTGCGTCAATAAGCTTTTTACTGTAGAAAGTATTACGCCCTTCGTAAACTTTAGGGATGCCTAATCTGTCACAACGTCCCCATACAGCTTTACGTCCAATTTTATACTTATCCATAATCTCTTGTAGGGTATAGTATTCTTGTTCTTGCTTACGCTTGT